ACGCCGTTCATAGTCTGATGGCGCTGCTTGGCTTCGCTTGGCTTCGCTTGGCTTCACGGTGCTGGACGGCCCGCCGCCTTCGGCCCCATTCTTGTGGGCATGAACGAACGACTTGGATTCTGGCGCAGGCTCAAGCTCGCGGGCGGCATCGTCACCCGTGGCGCGGCCGCGCTCGACGACGTGCCCGACGGCATCCTGCCCCCGGCCCGCCGCGCGGAATGCGACCCGCTCACCCTGTCCACCGTGTTCCGTGGCGTGCAGGTGCTGCAGACAGCCATCACCGGCCTGCCGATCAACGAGACCCGCAACGGCATCAAGCTCGATACCGTCAGCGCTCTCGTCCAGCGCCCCGACATCAACCGTTCACGCCGTGACTTCCTCGCCGACATGGTGGCCTCGATGGTCCTCGACGGCAACGCCTTCGTCCGCCTGGTGAGATACGGCGGCGAGATCGTGACCTGCGAGGTGCTGCCCCCGCAGCTCGTGACCGTCAGCGACGACGGCCACGACCCCGCGAGCCCGCGCCTGCGCTACGGCTATCTCGGCCGCGACTACACGCCCGACGACATCGTGCACTGCAAGTTCCTCAACGTGCCCGGACGGCTCAGGGGCTTGGGACCCATCGGCGCGGCCCGCGAAGAGGTCGAGTCCGCGCAGATGGCCCGCGACTACAAGGCCAAGTTCTACACCGATTCCAGCAACATCAAGGGCTATGTGACCACCGAGCAGAAGGTCAGCCTTCCCACGTTGAAGGCGTTGAAGGACGACTGGGACAAGGACGGCCAGGCCGGCCAGGTGCGCTTCGTCTCCGATGGCCTGAAATACGTGCCCTTGGACCTCAAGCCCGCCGATTTGCAGTTTCTGGAGACCCAGAAGTTTGACACGACACAGATCGCGCGGCTTCTGGGCATTCCCGCGTCCATCATGCTCGCGGCCGTCGATGGCAGCAACCTGACCTATCAGAACATCGAACAAAGCTGGATCGAGTTCGCGGACTACACGCTGGCCGCCTACGCGGGCGAGATCGAGGAACTGTTCAACCGTCTTCTGCCGCGCGGCCGCGAGGCGCGGTTCGACTGGGATTCGAGCGGCCGCACGAACACCAGCGAACGGTACGCGGCCTACGCCAGCGCTTTGGAACACCAGTGGATGACCGTGGACGAGGTGCGCGCCGACCGGGGACTGGCCCCGTTGGCATCCACGCCGGAACCAGTGAAGGAGAACCAACAGTGAACGACGGACTGATGGAACGGCGCACGCTCGACGTGCGCGGCATCCAGGTAAGGGACGCGGAAGACGGGGACGGCAGCATCCTGACCGGCATCGCCGTGCCGTTCAACACCAGGTACGCCCTGTGGGGCGACTACGCCGAGGTGTTCGACCCGGACACCGACTTCGGCTCGCGCGACAGCGTGAAAATCAGCCGCCAGCACGGCGAGCTCATCGGCCGCGTCACCGGCATGGACTCCGAGGCGGACGGACTGCACATCACCGCGAAGCTCGCCGGCACCCAGGCCGCGCGCGAGGCCATCCAACTCGTGCGCGAAGGCGTCTACGACGGGTTCAGCGTCGGCTTCATCCCCGTGGAAAACCGCGAGGTGGCAGCCGACGACGGCGTCACCGAGGTGCATCGACGCAAGGTCGATCTGTTCGAGGTGGCCGTCACCGGCATCCCCGCGTATCCGAACGCGGTCATCACCGGCCAGCGCGAACAAGCCCACGAAAACATGTCCGAAACCGGAAGCAACCAAACCGACAACCAGAAGGAGAACCACATGGACGAGGAACTGCGCGCCATGCTCGACGGCATCCAGGAGGAACAGCGTGGCATGAAGGCCGCGCTGGCCAAGGGCGCGGCACCCGAACGCAAGACGATGGGCGGCGAATACCGCAACGCGGGCGAATACCTGCGCGCCCTCGTGGACGGCGACGAAGCGGCCGTGAACCTGTACCGCGAAGGCCGCGACCTGATCGTGACCGGCGACACCGGCAACACGAGCACCTGGATCGCGGACGACCTGCGACTGATCGAACAGCGCCGCAAGGTCATGGGCATCCTCACCCACGACAGCCTGCCCTCCACCGGCATGAGCATGGAGTACAACGTCGTGGAGACCGACACCACCAGCGTCACGGCGCAGGCCAAGGAAGGCGACACGCTCGCGTTCGGCAAGGTCTCGTTCGGCACGAAGGTGACCACCGTGGGCACCTACGGCGGCTACACCACCCTGTCGCGCCAGACCATCGAACGCTCGACCACGCCCATGCTCAACACCGCGCTGAAGGCCCTGCGCAACGCCTACGCGAAAGCCACCGAGAACAAGGTCCGCCAGTTCCTCTATGACACCATCGCCACCCAGCGCGACGCATCCACTGACCCCAACAAACTCGACGCGCCCGCCGCATTGAACGCCATGACCATCGACCAGTGGGCCGGCCTCATCATCGACGCCGCCGAAATCGCCGACGACCGCAACGTCAACCTGACCCGCCTCGGCGTCAGCAAGGACGTGATGAAGGCGCTCGTGGCCCTCAAGGACTCCGGCAGCCGCTTCTTCGACCTGAGCGGCGACGGCAGCGACACGCTGGGCGACTTCGACCTGACCGGCATCGCCGGCCGCTTCCTGCGCCTGCCCGTGCAGATGCTGCCCGCCGCGCCGGCCGGCACCGCCTGCTTCATCGACCCCGAGGCCGTGACCGTCTGGGAATCCGGCGGCCCCACCCAGCTGTCCGCCACCGACCCGACCAAGCTCACCGACAGCTACAGCGTGTACGGCTACCTCGCCGTCGCCGCCACCCTGCCCACGGGCCTGATCCCCATCAAGTTCGCGGCCTGACCATGACGGACGAGACAAGCGAACTCGTGGCCCTGCTGCGCGACGAGGTGAACATGCCCGCCGGCGACAACGAACGCCTGACCGCGAAGATACGGACCGCGACCACCTACGTGGACGCCGCCATCGCCGGCCAGACATGCCCCGCCGACGTGCGCCGCGACTGCATCGTGTCGTGCGCCGCCGACCTCTACAACTCGCGTGACGCGCGGTTCGGCGTGATGAGCGTCGCCGATTCGACGCTCGAACCGTTCCGCGTGTCCACCGACCCGCTGCGCAGCGTCTACCCCAAACTCAACGCCGTGGGCGTCATGGCCGGCAGTCTGGCGGTGGCATGATGAGCAGTCTCGTCATCCAGGAACGCGCCGCGCTCACCCGCCTGCTCGAAGACTGCCTAGGCGACCTCGTGCAGATCGTCACGGCAGACGAGCAGAAGGCCCGCCCCCTGCCGAACAAGGTGGCCGTCTTCATCGAACCGCCCGAACTCGCCTACAAGAAATGGGGCAACGAGCCCGACATCACGTGGCGGCTCGACGTCATCGCCGGCACCATGGCCACCCAGGCCCCCTCGCTCGAACTCGTCATGCGGGCCATCGACCTCATGGCCGAACACGAGCTCAACATCCAGGCGGCACGGCCCGTGACTCTTAGCCTCTCCGGCGCGGGGGACCTCGCCGCCTACCAGCTCACACTCAACCCATTGGAAATAATCTGAAAGGAACATCATGGCAAGCAAGGTGCGCACACTCGGCCCCGGCTCGTTCAACATCACCGACACGAAGAACGGCCGCGACTTCAGCGCCGACCTGACCAAAGCGCAGCTCAACCCGTCCAACTCGTCCGACGACCCCACCACCTATCTGGACGGATCGCAGGAGGCCAACACATCCACCACATGGACGATGGAAGGCACCATCGGCGACGACTTCAGCGCCGATGGCCTGAGCGTGTGGTGCTTCGACCACGCCAACGAGACCCTGCCGTTCGAGTTCGTGCCCAACAAGACCGGGGCCATCAAATGGACCGGCGACGTGACCGTGACCCCCGTGGCCGTCGGCGGCGACGTGAAATCGAAGAACACCAACGACTTCAGCTTCCCCGTCACGAACCTCAAGCACGCCGCCCACACGGCCACCACGGGCGCATGAACACCGGCAAGGCTCTGATGGTCGTCGGCCAGAAACGCTTCGTCGCCACGATGCGCAAGGCCGGCGCGGACCTGGACGAACTCAAGGGCGTGAACCGCGAAGCGGCCGAAATCGCCCTCCCCGCCGTGCAGGCCCTCGCCCCCGTCGGCAAGACCGGCAGACTCTCGAAATCACTGCGCGCCGGCGCGACCAAAAAGGCCGGCGTGATCCGCGCGGGCCGCAAGGCCGTACCCTACGCCGGCCCCATCAACTACGGGTGGCCCGGCCACCACATCAAACCACGCCTGTACGTGAACAACGGCGTGGCACGAAGCGAAAACGCCTGGATGAAACCATACGAGGCGTTCGTGGAGAAAACCATGAAACAAGTCAAAGGAGCATAAGCCATGTTGAAGAAGACCGCGACCATCGGCTACCAGGACGGCCACGAGGACACCGTGATCCTCACCGCCCGCGCCCAATGCCAGGCCGAGGAACACGCCCAGACCAACGGGTGGGGGCCCGTGGAGAACTGCAAAATCCGGTTCGTCTACTACTTCGCCTACACCGCCGCACGCCAGCAGGGCAAGACCGCCCTCCCCTACGGGCAGTGGCTCGACAGCATCCTCGACGTGGTGGTCAACACGCCCGACGACACGGAGGACGCGCAGCTGGACCCTACGAACTAGCCGCGTGGCCCGACGATTCGCTGGGCCGACTCAGCTTCATCCTCGCCCGCCGCTTCGGCGGCACCCCGTGGCAATGGCGCGAGGAGGCCAGCGAACTCGACTGGGGCACCGGCATACGCCTGTTGACCGAGGAAATGGAACGAGCCGAAAAGGAGGTGGACAATGGCGGGGCATAGCGCCATCATGTCCGTGCGCATCACGGGCAACGCGAACGACGCCGTGAAGGCGTTCGAGAAGGCGACCGGCAAGGCCGCCGCGTTCGGCAGCTTCATGGGCGGCGCGGCCCTGAAGGGCGTGACCGCCCTGTGGGACAAGCTCAAGAACTTCAGCGGCGCGGTCGTGGAGATGAGCGACTCGACCGACAAGTTCAAGAACACCATGAGCTTCGCGGGCCTCGACACCAGCGCCGTGGAGGCCGCCACCAAGGCCACCCGCAAATACGCGGACGACACCGTGTACGACCTCACCACGATCCAGAACACCACCGCCCAGCTCGCCGCAAACGGCATCACCAACTACACCGAACTGACCGAAGCCGCCGGCAACCTCAACGCCGTGGCCGGCGGCAACTCCGACACGTTCAAATCGGTGGCGATGATGCTCACCCAGACCGCCGGAGCCGGAAAGCTGACGACGGAGAACTGGAACCAGCTGGCCGACGCCATCCCCGGCGCTTCGGGCAAGCTCCAGGGGGCCATGCTCGCCAACGGCGCGTACACCGGCAACTTCAGGGACGCGATGGCCAAGGGCGAAATCACCGCCGACGAGTTCAACCAGGCGCTGATCCAGCTCGGCATGAGCGACGTGGCCAAGGAGGCCGCCACCAGCACCAAGACCATCGAAGGCGCGATGGGCAACCTCGAAGCGTCCGTGGTCGGCGGCCTCACCGACGCCTTCGACCTCGTGAAACCGGCCGTGACCTCCGCCATGGGCGTCGCCGCCGAGAAGATCACGGCGTTCAGCGGCAAGGCCACAACCGGCCTGAAAGGCGTGATAACCCTCGTCAGGGACGGCAACTTCAGCGCGGAACTGCGCGAGGCGTTCAACATCGAGGAAGACAGCCCGATAACCGACTTCCTGCTCACCGTGCGCGACACCGCCGCCAACACGTTCGACACCGCGAAAACCGCCGTGACGGACTTCATGACCGCGTTCAACGACACGGGCCCGGTGCAGACCGCCAGCGACATCTTCGGCTACGTGTGGGAGACCTGCAAAAGCCTCGCCGGAGCCGCCGGCGACGTGCTCGCCCAGTTCGCGCCACTCACCGACTCGTTCGGCGGCGCATCCGACGCCGGCACCGCGTTGGGAGACGCCTTCAACGGCGCCGCCGGCATCGTGGGCGACGTGGCCGACAAACTCACCGCGTTCAGCGACTGGGTGAGCGCGAACGCCGAACCCATCAGCGCCGCCCTGGTCGGCATCGGCACCGGCTTCGCCGTGTTCAAAGTCGCGGGCGTCATCACCGCTGTATCCTCCGCATTGCAGGGGTTCAGCATCGCCAACACGGCCGCATCCGTGGCCCAATGGGCGCTCAACGCGGCCATGAACGCCAACCCCATCGTGCTGATCATCACGCTCATAGCCGCCCTGGTGGCCGGACTGGTCTACTTCTTTACCCAGACCGAAAGCAGTCGGCAGATGTGGAGCAACTTCACCAACTTCATCGGCGCGTGCGTGAACAACATCATCGGATTCTTCCAATCACTGCCCGGCAGGATAGGCGCGTTCTTCTCCAGCGCAGCCCAGTTCGCGCAGAACACGTGGAACAACGTGGTCAGCTGGTTCAGTGGACTGCCCGGCCGCATCCTGTCCGCCATCGGCAACGTTGGACGGCTGCTGTGGAACGCGGGCTCAAGCATCATCGAGGGTTTCCTCGACGGTCTGAAATCCGCGTGGAACAACGTGACCGGGTTCATCGGCGGCATCGCCGACTGGATCGCGGAGCACAAGGGCCCCGCCGCCTACGACAAGGTGCTGCTGGTGAAAAACGGCCGCCTCATCATGCAGGGCCTCGCCAAAGGCCTCGGCCTCGGCTTCGACACCGACGTGCGCCGCGCCATCGGCAACATCAACGGCCGCCTGTCCAACGTCGTGTTCAACGGCGGTACCACCGCCGGCAGTCAGGCGGCCAGTACGGCCACCGTTTTCAACGTCACGTTCAACGCGCCCGTGGACCGCGAGGGCGTGGCACGCGAAATCAGGAAGATTCTCCGCGACTACGACCGGAAGCGAGGCAACTGATGGCGCAGCAGTGTTTCATGTTCCTCGACTGGGGCGACGGCTGGGTTGCCGTCAACGACCACGACAACGACGTGGCCGCGTTGGACGGCTTCAGCATCCAGTGGGGCACCGACGGCATCGACCAGCAGCCCGACCCGTCCGTGATGACGTTCCGGCTGCGCGACTCGACCGGCTGGCTCACCGGCCGCGCCCTCGCCCTGGCCGGCGCGCGCGTGCTCGTGCAGATCTCGGCGCAACCCACATGGGGCATGCTCCGCGACGACATGGGCGCATGGTCGGCGCAGCGCATGCGTTTGGACGCGATGCACCAGGCGTACACGCCTGGCAACCCGTCCGACAAGTCAAGCGCGGCGACGACATTGTTCGATGGACTGGTGCAGAACGGCGGCGAAGCCCGGCCCCGCGGCGACGGCTGGCTACTGGAACTCGCCGCCTCCAGCCGCATGATCCTGTGGAAAAGAATGCAGAAACAAGGGCCCATCTCGTCCGATGCACGCTACACGGGCCTGCATTGGGTCGGCACCATGGCCGAACGATTGACGGAGCTCAACCGACGTGCCGGGGAGGCGGACGCGCCGCAGGCCAACGCCAACGGTCTCCCCATCACCGCATCCGTGGCACCCTACCGGACCGACGACTACCCGTCACAGCTCGCCCTGCTCCACCGTCTCTACGCGCACTCCCGAATGTGGCCGCTGTGGTATGAATACCCCGACCGCGACGCGAGCCGACTCGACTACATGCCGTTCGGCGCGCCCGCAAGCATCGGCATCGACGACACGGCGAGGCTCACCGTGACCGATTGGACGGGGAAGACGCTGGACGGCCTCGACGCCGCCGACATCATCACCGACGACGACCAGACCATCATCATCCCCGAACCCGTCACCCAAATCACCATCCAGGGCAACACCGCGAAATCCAAGGACGGCGCCCTGGAATTCGACGACCACGACACCGACTTCACCGGCCTCGGCAAACTGCCGGCCAACCTGACCATCACGCAATCCAGCATCAGCGTGGAATCGGACGTGGTCTCCGCCGACAACTCCGACGGCGTATGGGGCAGAGCCGGCGGCACCGTGTGGACGCCATCGGACGACGAACGGGAGGCGTTCGCGCAACTGCTCGTCTCGATGGACCGGCGACTGCGCCCGGACACCATCGTGTTCGACAGCCGGAAACTCGACCCCGCCACGCACGCCCGCCTCTACCTCACCGCCAGCAGCGGGCCGCTCGTCATCCAGGGTTCCATCGCCTCACGGCTCGCCGGCGCCGACGCCAAACCAGCATCCGGCGGCGCATGGGCCAGCACCGGCGGCACCCTCACCTACCAATGGTCGAACGGCCGGCCCCGGCTCCGCAACGAGGTCACGCTCTGGCCACTACCCGTAGCCGCCGAGACCGCGATCACCTGGGCGAGCATGGGAGCATGGCCAGCCATATGGCGGCAGTGCGCGCTCACCCTCGCCGAACTCTCTCTCGTCACCCGCTACCAGCAACCAACCACCATCACGGAGGAACCATGAAAACCACACCGATCTATGGCCTGCCCTACATCGAGGCCGACGACCTCGTGTCAAGCGCGCCCACCCAATTCAAAAACATGGCCGAGGGCTTCGAGACCGCGCTCAACGAGGTGGACAACCGCAACACCCCGGCCGGTGTGAAACCCGTCATCGTCACCACATTGGAAACGTTGGCCGGCATCACCGGCGTGACCGGCCAGACCGGCTACGTCACCGCCGACCCCACCGAATCGAATAACGGCCCCTATTACTGGTCCGGCAGCGCATGGCTGCCGTATGCGACCGGCACGATGCTCGACGCGCTGAGCTCGCGCGTCGCCTCGACCGTGCAGACCCTCAACGTATACGCGCTTCTGGGATCCATCACCGTGACGCGCAGCGCCAACGTAGTCACCGTGCATGTGGAGGCGTACTACAACACGAAATGGTCGATGAACACGGGTAACACGCGAAAACTGCTCGACGCCGGGAAACTGCCCGCGCCGGCGGCCACCCTCATCTTCCCGGCGATAGTCAACGGCCAGGGCTACTGGGACCGCCACCTCACGGCGAACATCACGACCGAGGGCGGCCTGAGCATCGTGGCCCGAACGGACGTGGGCTTCAACGCCAACGAGAAAATGGGATTCTCCCTCACCTACGTTGCGAAATAGACAGAAAGGAAAAGCAATGGAGACGACCGAAATCGCGGCGTTGAGCATCGTGGGCGTGCTCATCGCCATGGACTACCTGACCGGCCTCATGAAGGCCGTCCACGCGCATGACATCAGCAGTGAGAAGATGCGCGAGGGCCTGTGGCACAAGAGCGGGCTCGTGCTCGTCATGCTGTTGGCCGAGATCGTGGAACACGGACAGACGTGGCTCGACATGGGCTTCGCGCTGCCGTTGATTGTGCCCGCCGCCGTGTACATCAGCATCATGGAAATCTCGAGTATCATCGAGAACATCGCCGCGCTCAACCCCGAACTGTGCGACAGCCCCCCGCTCGACCTGTTCCGCTCCGAAAAAGAGAAAGGGGGCAAGTGATGGACTACAGCACGCTGACCCCCGACGGTACCCTGCTGCTGGACAAGCACTACACGCCGGGCCGTGCGGGCCACCGCGTCGAATACATCGTCCTGCACCACAACGCGGGCAACCTCTCCGGCCGGGACTGCTGGAACGTGTGGCAGACCCGGCCGGCCAGCGCACACTACCAGGTGGACGCGGGCGGCGCGGTCTGGAGGCTCGTCAACGACCAGGACACCGCATGGCACGCCGGCGACCTCGCGGCGAACCAGCGCAGTATCGGCATCGAGCACGCCGACATCACCTCGAATCCGTGGGCCATCAGCGAACAGACACTCGCCAGCGGCGCGCGACTCGTGGCCGCATTATGCCGCCGCTACCAGCTCGGACGGCCCGAATGGGGGCGAAACGTGTTCCCCCACAACCATTTCTCGGCTACCGCGTGCCCGGCAAGCATCGCGGGAAGCCAGAACGCGGCCTACATGGCCCGCGCGCAACAGTATTACGACAACAACCTAGGAGGTATCGACATGCCAGCCAAAACCGATCCCGTGAACCTGCCCAACGGCGGCCAGACCGTCACCGTGGAGTACATGCTTCAGGCGCTCATGAACCAGAACACCAGCGCCATCGCCAAAATCGACGCCCTGAGCAAACGACTGGGCCCCATCAACGAGAAAATGCCCTACGACTACCTGCCTGCCATCCTCAACAACCTCAACAGCCTCTTCGCCGTCGTCGGCAAGATCAACGGCCAGGGCATCAGTGACGACCAGCTCGCCAAACTCGCCGACAGCCTCAAGACAGGCCTCGGCGAACAAGTCGCCGCCGAACTCGCCAAACGACTAGCCGACTAACGTGACCGCATCCAACGCGGCACGCAGACGGCTGTCGGGCATCGCCACGTAAATCTGCGTGGTCTCCACCGACGAATGCCTGAGCAGACGTGCGACCAGGAACAGGTCGTGTGTCTGCTCGTAGGTCTTCGTCGCGTACCGGTGCCGCAGGCTGTGACAGCCCCACCCGTCCGGCAGCAACCGCGAGATATGCCGGTTGACATAGCTTTGCTCGACATGGCCGCCCCATCGGCCGGGCAGCAGCCATCCGCCGCAATGCTCGATGTAATCGGCCAGATCGTCCGGCAGCGGCACGATACGCTGCTTGTCACCCTTGCCGGTGATTATCAGCGATTTGCCTAAAAGGTCGTCCATCACGTCGCGGCTGTGCACCTTCGCTATCTCGCCGCGCCTCAATCCGCACTCCGCCGCCAGTCTGACCATGACCCGCTCACGCTCGGTGGCCTTGTGCAGAGCGGCGATGATGTACTTGTCTGGGCATGGCCTCGGCTTGGGCTTGGGACGCTTGATTTTGGGGAGTTCGTCACTCGGATCGTCGCCGCGCCGTCCGGTGGTATACAGCCATCCGTAGAAGCTGCTCAGCGTGTTGCGGTATCCCTTGCGGCTTTCCGGTTTCCATTTCTGCGCCGCCATCCAATGCACCATGTCTTCAGCCGTGACTTCCAAAGGCGTCTTTGCCAGATCACGTGCGGCCTTGGTTATCTTGCAGCGCCGGCACCGCACCGTTTCGTCACTGAGACCGGCCGCCTTCAGAGATTCAAGCCAATCATTGATGTCTTCCGCCCATGACGCCGGCGGTGGCGTTCGTTTCATGCTCATGGTTCACCATCACACCACCAGCACGCTACGCCGCTAGAATATAAGCCGATAATCGGCCGTCATGGATTTGAACCATGTTCCTCTGGCACACCATGTTGCCAGAGGTCCATGGTTCAAATCCATGCCCCGCTACCAATTGACCGTCGTTCCCATTATCGGAACGGCGGTTTTTTATATATTCCATGGCTTTTGCTGGCGTTAAGTTCTCATCCAGCAAAGCCATCAACGGGACGCCGAAGAAATCGGCCGCCGCGCAAGTTTCGTCAATGGTCCAATCGGCCTTGCTCTGAAGCCTCGACGCCATCGATTGCGGCGAGAGCCCCATTGCCTTAGCAAGGTCCTTCTTCATTAAACCGCTGTTGGACAAGATCATGTTCGCATTCATCGCAACAACGTCCTGCCTGCGCAATGTAGCGCTCGGCTGAATATCTAGCATTGTCATGAAATTCATTTTACTACGGTTTTAGCGTAGTACTCGGCGTGTTGGCTACGTCATATGGTTAATCTTTGGTCTAGAACTTCATCAAATCTTTAGTCTGAAAGTTTTTAAATGATTAGTCAGATAAGAAAACTCATGAGAGACAATCACGTCACACAGCGCGATCTGGCGCATGAGTTGGGCGTCTCCGAGCAGGCCATCAGCGACAAATTCCATGGCCGCTCAAATTTCACGTTGCGTGACGTGTCGCGCATAGCCGACTTTTTCGACGTTTCCACTGATCTCGTGCTTGGCCGAGAGCCTTTGGAGGTGGCGTGATGGCTGGCGTGGAACGTGTGTCGGTGCATGTAAGCCGTCTGGCGCATTGCCCTGATGTGTTCTTCGTCGAGTTCTCTCGTGCCGGTTCTGTGGGGAACCTCGTTGTTCCTCTGGATCGTTCCGAGGCCGAAGCGTTGCGCGACGAGCTTGGCGAAGCGCTGTCGGGCCGGATTACGGAGGCCCCGGATGTTAGTTGATGGTTTTAATAATCTCCACGGGTTCAGGGCATCCGTCCCAGACGATGGTGAATTTGATGGGGTAATGGGCTTTGCCGTCCCCGTCCTCCACGTGTCCGTCAAAGAACGCGGTGCCGCCTTGTTGACGCTCCTCTCGCAGTTTCGGCAGTCCAAGGTTGAAGAAGTGGACGTCGGGCAGCCCCCATGGTTCGCTATCGGTTCTTCCAAGATAGTTGTTCCATGTGTTCGTGTAGGTTCCCTCGACCGCTTCGGCAAACACGGAGATGTTACGCGCAGGGCCTCCGATGTTGGTAAGGACGAAGCGCGACCCGCTTTCGTCGATGTCGATTCTGAACTTGGGCGGCATGGGAGGCTTGAGAGTCGCCGACGTTGTTGCTGGAAACATGGCGTCTATTTCGTCATTCGTGATTGGCGTCGCAGGCCCTTCCGCTGGTGTTTCCTTCCGGGACGCTTTGCTAACGAGGCCAATAAGTTTTTTGACGATGAACGCGCCCGCCCCACCGATGATTGTCAATATTGCGCAAATCGCCATGACCCAGTTCGGGTCACCCATGTCGATGTTTTGAAACCAATTCGTAATTCCATTCATGACGTTCAATCTACAACCGGAGGTGTCTCGTGCCGTATTTGAAGCCTGAGTCCACCAGCGACACGTTTGACGTGTTTTGCAGGGTGACCGATGGTGGCAATCCTTATCGTTTCCATGTCCTCGCGGACATCCGTGGGCAGTTGTTGGACGTGGATGGGTTGTCGATGGGTGAGTTGGTGACGGTCAATCGTGAGATTGCCAGGGCCATCAGGGAGGCGAAGCATGCGCGCCATCTGTAGGACCGTGCTGCGTGGCCTGTGCGTCGTGGCTGTGTTGCCGTCGGTGCTGCTGGCGGTTGGTTTGTGCGCGTTCTGGCGGTGGCTGTGGGACGACGATGACGAGAGGAGTCGGTATGGATACGGCTACTAGGGTCTGCGTGGATAATTACGAGGCCTATCCGGGTATCTTCCGTGTGTCGTTCGACTCCGGTGATGTTCGCGCGGCGGTGGTGCTGACCCGCCCGCAGTTGGAGCAGTTGCGCTCGTGCGTGACTGATTCGTTGGCTCATGACGATGCGGTGCGGCGAAGACGCGGCGGCGATCTGTGACGGCTTGCGCCGTCGATAACCGAATATGCCTTTGACCACGCCGACCGTCGGTTGCGTGCGAGGCGTGATGAAGCACCCGGCCGCGCCTTGCCCAGCGCGTTACAAACACACCACGTGTGGCGTGGTGGTTGAAGCGTCCCTAGCGGGGAGGCGTGCGGGTTGCAGCTAAACCACGTGTCGTGTTCCCAGGGACGAAAGCGGCACCATCGACCCCATGCGTGGGGTGGCACGTGCGTTGACCTTCGTCGCGGCCTTGCGCCGCTGACCATATGCGACGGCCTTGGCTCCATGCCGAAATGCTTCACATGTGGGAACCCTTCGGGAAGAACGGGAATCAGGAACCTTCTTGATTCTTGTTTTCCCGCCTTATGGTTCCCCGCTCTAACCTTCCACCATCCGAAATTCATTGATTCCATCGATTACAGGACTTACCCACTTAACCGCCTACGAGCTGATTGGAGAACATCATGGGTTATGCAGTTGATTACGTGCCGACAAGAGAACGAAGGAAGATTAAGAAGAAGTACCGCCGTGAGCATGTGACCAGCAAGGCGGTCAGGGCTCGGGATATGAGGAACGCGGTTCGGTGGAATCTGCCGACGCTAGAACATGATACGACCAGTACCGCTACTGTCGATCGTTCCATCGTCATCAATCTGCTTCGTTTGGACCGTATCAGCCCGACCGCCGACCCTACCGGGGACCATGCGATGCAGCAGCTGGTCAGCGAGGGCATTGTGCCCAAGCCTTTTCGCATCGCCGGTAACTACGGGTTCGACCGCGACGACCTGATCACGTCGCTCAAGGCATGGGTTGGCCTGCTGTGAACCCGCGCGTGAAACTCACCGTCAGCCAGGCCGCAAGGTATCTGCATGTGTCGCGGCGCACGATGCAGCGGATGCGGGACCAGGGCACGGGGCCGGCGTACTTCCGAAGCGGCGAGGCCCCGAACTCCCCGATCCTGTACGAGCTGGCCGACCTTGACATGTGGCTCGCCGCACGGAAGGAGCGATAGCCATGGGCAGAAGGCAGGTCATCGACCCGTGCGTGCGCGCCGAGGTCATCGCCACATACGGCAACACCTGTTGGCTGGGGTTGCCGGGATGCACCGTGGTGGGCGAGGAGGACGACCACATCGTGCCCCACTCGCACGGCGGCAAAGCGACCGTGGCCAACATCCGCCGCGCCTGCAAGCACTGCAACGCCAGCCGACAGGACCGCGTGCTGTACGGTTACGGCGCAAGGATGCACATAATCGTGTGCCCGCCGGGTTGCGACGCGACAGCGCTGGACTACATCACCGAACACAGCAGAAGCACGGACCCAGTGGTGGCCTACTCGTATCTGGCCGACGCGATGGGCGTGGCCGAGACCGAATCGCGCGCCGAGCGCGTGGCCGTGGGCATGGCATGGAGCGCCGCGTACCGCAGCTTCACCACATGCGCGGAACCGTTGGACGTGTGGTGCGTGCGCACGTTCCCGTCCAGCCGCCGGCACTCGCGGATGCTGGACGAGTGGCTGGCACTGGACTACGACATACACGTGATGGATGTGGACTACGCCGAGGCATGGGACCATGCGGTCACCGAGGACGAGCGCGTGCTGGTGCGCCGATGGTACTCGCTGCATCTCTCGCAGGCGCTGGTGGATGCAAGGCAGGCCGCCCGACGGGCCCGTCTCACGGCCTTGGGCCTTCGCTCCGACGCCGCCAGCGTCGCGGCGCGGCCTGAGTGGTGAACGCGGTTTTTTAAACTCGCCGGCCTCGACCAAGACCCCGCGCCCAGTTTTTTCTCCCCCCAACCCAAGAATAAAAAAGCCGGAAAACGTTGGAATATCAACGTTTTTCCGGGTATCGCTCTTCAAAAACACAAGATACACCTTTTCTATGATTGGAGCAAACAACGCATGATGCTCGAAGGATTCGACGAGGACACCGGCCGGAACATCGGCCCGCAGGAGCAGGCCACGCGCCGCATCGTCAAGGACTTGGAGGAATCGCACCCGGAATACGACCCCATCCGCGATGGTCTTTGCCAGGCCATGCTCTCCCTTGCGGCCAACATCGACAGCCAGAACCGGGCGGGCCGTGAAATCAGCCGCAACATGGCGCAGTACATCGACGCCCTGTGGAAGATTCGCGACATGTATCCCGCCGAGGTCGTCGCGGACGACGACGTGGAGGCCGCGTGGTCGGGAGGTGTCGGCGATGCTGATTAGGGGCGGCACCCGGCGCGACGAGACGCGCAGGACGTTGGGGCCGCGATTGGCGGGCATCGCGGCGATGATGGGCACGCCGCTGATCCCGTGGCAACGCTACGTGGCGGACGTGGCCTGCGAGATCGACGAAGACACCGGCACCTTCCATTACGACACCGTCGTGATCAGCACGCCGCGCCAGTGCGGCAAGTCGGCGCTGGTGGACTCGTCGGACACGTTCAACGCATCCCTTGGCCGCCGCCGGCGCATTGCCTACGCGGCGCAGACCGGCAAGGACGCCGAGGACCATTTCAAGGAGTACGCCGAACTGATGCAGGGCACGCGCCTGATGCAGAAGGTCCGTAAGTTCCGGTTCTCCAACGGCGGCATGAGCGTGAGCTTCACGAACGGCAGCACGATAAGCCCCATGGCCATGACCAAGATAGCCGGCCATGGCAAGCAGATGGACAAGGTCACCATCGACGAGGCGTTCTCGCTGACGAAGGAGGCCGGGGACACCATCATGGACGCGATAATACCGACCATGAACACTCGTCTGATGCGCACAGGGGTGGCCGCGCAACGGTGGATAACCTCGACCGAGGGCAACGCCGACAGCACCTATTTCAACCCGCTACTGGACGGTTTGCGCGCCGGCGACGTGCCCGAACGCACTTGCTGGTTCGATTTCGGGATACCCGAGGACGCCGACCCCGAGGACCTGGACGTGGTCATGCGCTACCATCCCGCCGCCGGCTACCTGTGGTACAAGCCCCAGTTGCGCGACTTCCGCGAAGGGTTCGGCGACAACGTGGCCGGTTGGGCGCGCGCGTTCGGCAACAGGCGCGACACCGGCGTCTCCGACAGGGTGATAGCGGCCGACCTGTGGGAGACCACCGCCGTCGCGCCAGTCAGGCCCGCCGAGCTCAACGGCCGGCCCATCGTGTTCGCGGCCGCCGTGGACGTGGACGCCACCAACACCAGCGTGAGCGTCGGCATCGTCAACCAGGACGGCACCGTCACCACCCAACTGCTCAAGGTGCTGGCCGGCACCGGCAACGCCCCCGACGAGATAACCCGTTTGTGCACCGACTACGCGGCACCGCTCGTGATGGACACGCGCGGCCCCAACGCCGACCTGCGCGACCGGCTCGCATCGCTCACCGACAGCTACGGCGACCCGCTCGTGAGGTTCGTGGAACTCTCCGCCGCCGACTACCTCGCGGTCGGCCAGGCCTACGTTTCCGGCTTGCAGAACCACACCGTGACCCACGCGCTCGACATGGAACTGGACATGAGCGTGGCCAAAAGCGCACGCACGTGGAGCGGCGACGCATGGCGCATCACCCGCCGTGGCTCCACCGGCCTCACGTCGCCGCTCGAAAGCTGCATGTTGGCCGCATGGGGAGCGACCCACCAGCCCGAGGAGACCACGCCGTTCATAGTCTGATGGCGCTGCTTGGCTTCGCTTGGCTTCGCTTGGCTTC